ATAGAGAAGAGCGAAGAATACCTTCTTACTCAAAGCAATTCAGACAAAATTATAAAATTACAAAAAAAGGTGAAGTAAAAGAGCGAAGCGGAATATCAAAAGCTATTAGTGGTTTACCATCTGTACAAGCTGCTGGAAGATTTGCAGATGAAATGAATTATAGAAGAAGATTAAGATTTGCAGAAAAACAAGGTGTTAAACTTGTTTCACAAAGCAAAGAGTATGTAACTTCACCAGATGCACTTAGAGTTTTAGAAGCTGCTGGTTACAAAAGACAACCTGATAGTGGACCAAACAGACCTGATGATGCTGGAGGAAATCAATCTATGTTAGCTTCAGCTCCAGGCGAAACACAAACAGATGAAATAATTTATCAAACAGCTTCTAAGCCTGAAGAAAAAGCTAGAGAAACTGAACAAGAAAGATTGCTTAAAATTAAAAGAGGCAAAAGAACTAGAACAAGATTAAAACAAGACGACACTGAAGCAACTTTAGGTAAAAAAGTTTTACTCGGATAATAAATGCAAAAACAAGAATTTAGAGATTTGGCTCGAGAGCTAAAGACAAACCTATCTAGGTTGATGGAGAAACGTTCCACATGGGAGAGCCATTGGCAAGAATGCGCTGACTTTATCCAACCAAGAAAAGCAGAGATCACAAAAGAACGAGCAAGAGGCGACAAGAGAAACGTACAGATATTTGATGCAACGGCTATTCACGCTTTAGAACTATTGGCTGCATCTTTGCATGGTATGCTTACAAGCTCCGCAAATCGTTGGTTTACCTTACGTTATAAAGAGGACCAACTTAATGATAGCGATGAGGCTAAAGAATGGCTTCAAGATGCTACTGATAAAATGTATCTGGCTTTTGCTAGATCCAACTTTCAACAAGAAATATTTGAAAGTTATCATGACCTAATATGTTTTGGAACTTCAGCTTTGATGATCGAAGAAGATCAAGAAGATATACTTAGGTTCTCTGCTAGACATATAAAAGAGATTTATATTCAAGAAAATCAAAAAGGTTTTGTAGATACTATTTATAGAAGATTTAAAATGGCTGCACTCGCAGCTGGTAGAAAATTTGGTATAGAAAATTTATCAAAAGAAAGTCAACAAACAATTCAAAAAGATCCATTTAAAGAATTAGAGTTTGTTCATGTTGTCAGACCAAGAGCAGTCATTGATGATAAAAAATTTGATAAAATGAATATGCCATTCCAGAGTATTTATTTTGAATATAACTCTGGACATATAATTTCTATCGGTGGATTTAGAGAACTACCTTATGTAATTCCAAGATACTTAAAAGCATCTACAGAGATTTATGGAAGATCTCCAGCTATGAATGCTTTACCTGATGTAAAAGTTTTAAATAAAATGGTTGAGACTGCATTGAAAGCTGCAGCTAAACAAGTAGATCCACCTTTACTTGTTCCAGATGATAGTATGCTTTCACCTATCAGAATGTCTGCTGGTTCTTTAAATTATTACAGATCAGGAAGCAGAGATAGAATTGAACCATTACAAATAGGTCAAGCAACAAGTGTAACTCTTAATCAAGAAAATCAAAGAAGAGATGCAATTGCAAAAATGTTTCATGTTGACCAGTTAGTTATCTCAGCAAATAGAACGATGACTGCAACTGAAGTTATACAAAGAAACGAAGAGAAAATGAGAATACTTGGTCCAGTACTAGGTAGATTACAATCAGAATTATTACAGCCAATGATATTAAGAGTTTTCAATATTATGCTTAGAAACAATTTATTTTTACAAGCTCCAGAAATTTTAGCTAATCAAGAAATAGATATTGAATATGTATCACCAATGGCATTAGCTCAAAGATCTCAGGAACTACAAAACTTAATGAGAGGATTAGAGATGTTTGCTCAAATATCTCCATTAGCTCCAGTTCAAGATTACATAGATGAAAACGGATTAATTAAAAATATTATTTCATTATTAGGTTTACCAGCTAAGATGATTAAGTCAGATAGTCAGGTCGCAGAACTTAGACAAGAAAGAGCAGCAGCACAACAACAACAAGCAGAAATGATGCAACAGATGCAAGAGAGCCAGATTGCTAAGAATGCAGCTCCAATGGTCAAAGAACTAAATAATGCAAGTTAATAAAAAGATAGAACAACTAATAAAAGATTACCAAATTATTTTTGGAACTGATGAAGGTAAAAGAGTTTTAGAAGATCTCAAAAAGAGATCACACTTCTATAGTACGTCTCATGTAAAAGGTGATAGTCACGAAAGCGCTTTTTACGAAGGTCAAAGATCTTTAGTCGTATTTATGGAAAGCTTAATAAATCACAAACAATAACGAGGATAATATGTCAGATCAGACAACTGCTCCAGTGGAGCAATCTGAGCAACCAAAGGAAGTTGCTCAACCTGAGGCAACGCCAGAGGTAAAAGATAGTGTTTTAGCTGAACCAGTAAAAACTGAAGAAGTTAAAACTGAAGAGCCTCAAGTAATTAATTTTAAAGAATTAATTCCTGAGGAATATAAAGAGGAAAAGGCTCTACAAAATTTTTCTAATATGAATGATTTTGTTAAGTCATACCTAAATGCACAAAGTTTAGTTGGTGCTAACAAAGTTGCTATACCTAATAAGATGGCAACAGAGGAAGACTGGGAAGAGGTCTATAGTAAATTAGGAAGACCAAACAAACCTGAGGATTATAAATATTCATTTGATAATGAAGTTGATCCTGAGCAACTCAAACAATTTAATGAGACAGCTCATAGAATAGGTTTACTCCCAAAACAAGCTGAACGTATTATTAAGTTTTATAATGAACTTAATACTCAAACAGATGCAGATAGAGTAAAAACTTTTGAAGCAAAACAAGTTGAGGCCATGGCTGAACTTAAAAAAGAGTTTGGTCCAGAATACAATAAGCGATTAGATCAAGCTAAAAGACTTGCAGTAGAAACATTAGGAAACGATATTTTAAATAATGCTGTTCTTAATGATGGAACTAGATTAGGTGATAATGCTCAAGTCGTAAAAGCTTTTTCAATGTTAGCAGATAAATTATCTGAAGATGAATTAGTTAAAGGTGATGGGATTGATTATCAAACAGCAAGTGAGATAGAAAAAGAAATATCTGAACTTACTGAAGATGGATCACCATACTGGAACAAAACTCATCCTAACCATGCAAAAACTGTTGATAGAGTTTTCAAACTTAGAGAGCAACTAAATGGCTAATGAAAAGTTTGATCCTCAAGGACAGATAACAGATATTGAAATCAGATTAGAATGTTTAAGACTTGCTACAGAGTTTGGACCTGAGAACGAACGAAGAGATCCGCTCGATAAAGCAACAAAATATTTTAACTGGGTAAAACAGATTTCTAGCGATAATCGAAAGACCGCTCGAAAAAAAGTCTAATTGCAGACTATAAACGCAAAGACGAGATCCGAGTAATCGGAAAATCAAATCGATCAAATCAATAAACATCATAGGAGGAACTTATTATGAGTTCACAAATAACTACAGCTTTTGTACAGCAGTATTCAAACAACGTACAAATGTTGTCACAACAAAAAGGTTCTCTTCTAAGAAATACAGTTGATGCTGAAACAGTTGCAGCGAAGAATGCGTTCTTCGAACAAGTGGGTCAAGCGACAGCTGTAAAAAGAGTTTCAAGACACGGAGACACTCCGCAGATTGACACTCCTCATTCAAGACGAAGAGTATCTATGGTGGATTATGAGTATGCAGACTTGATCGACAAACAAGATCAAGTGAGAACACTCATTGATCCAACGTCTTCTTATGCTCAAGCTGCAGCGTTCGCGCTTGGTAGAGCTATGGATGACGAAATAATAAGCGGTATCACTGGTAACGCGTTTTCAGGCGAGACAGGCTCAACTACAGTTGCGCTTCCATCTGCTCAGAAAATAACTGAAAGTGGTACAGACGGATTAACAATTGCAAAATTAAGATCAGCTAAAGAGAAATTCGATAGCTCATCTGTTGATCCGAGCATTCCGAGATACCTTGTTGTAGGTCCAAAACAAATCTCTGATTTATTAGGAACTACTCAAGTTACTTCATCGGATTTTAACACTGTTAAAGCATTAGCGAATGGAGAGATCAATTCGTTTTTAGGTTTTAACTTTGTAGTATCAAACAGACTTTCGATTGCATCAAGCAAGAGACTTTGCTTAGCTTACGCTATGGATGGTATCAAGCTTGCGTTAGGTCA